GTTTAATCATAATGATAATACAGTAAGTCTTTTACAATTAGGAAATAAAAACTACATTGGTTATACTGATGCATGGGGCTCTGGTTATAGTTGGGGCGGAGATTTAGATGGATTAAGAAATGATATTGATATTCGTCAAAAATGTTCTACTTCAAGTTGTAATGCTAATGATTTTCAATTCCATATATTAGGTGATGATAATACAGTTAAGTTCGGACAAGGCTATTCTCTTAACGATAGTACATCTCCAACATGGAATTATGATAACAATGAACCTGGTGGAAACTTTGTTAGATTAGATATTCATGGTGACGATAATACATTTATTGGAAGTCAAAAAATGGATACGAATACTATATCACATTCTATAACGGCAAACATATATACGGATGATAACGAAGTATATGCTAGACAAGCACAGAATGGAAATAAAACACTAACTCTTACAATTAGAAATTCTGATGGAAATGATGTGTTTGTTAATCAAAGAGATAATGGAGCACATACAGCAACGGTAAGTTTACTAGGATCACAACCAACAGATTTGACTTTAGTTCAATCAGGAAATACTAATCAATCATATACCTTATCTCAAAATTGTGTAACTGTTGGAGGTTGTACAATTAGTGTACAACAAAATTAATATGAGTATCAAAGCAAAACTAATAAGATTTCTTGAATACTTGTTAGTCAAGGTAACAAAGTTATGAGTAAAATTCCAATGTGGTTAATATCAGTACTAGTTTATACTATTGGTGGTAGTCTGATGTTTTTAATATTATTCTACGGATGAAAATTTTTACTTCCCTTACAGCATGTTTAGTAGTTCTTATCGGTCTTATTGGAATACGAATAAGTGATCCAGATATAATCGAACAACTCAGAGTAATCAACTTTGATTATTATCAGAAAGCCGAAGAACAAGTTCAAAATGAATCAATAGTTCTTATTGATATCGGAGAAAAATCTTTAGAAACATTTGGTCAATGGCCATTCCCGAGAGTACAGTTTGCTCAGTTAATATCTGATTTAAGAAACAGTAATACAGGGATCATAGCATTTACACCTATGTTCGCAGATGTAGATAGATTTGGTGGAGATGAAGTATTCGCATCATGGGTAAAAGATAATGGAATTGTATTAGCCAGTACAACTTCAACGAAGGGTTTAGAAAGTATTGCCCCTCATGTTGGAACTGCAACTTTAGGTAGCGGTGACGCTAACACCTTTGCATATAAGTATAAGTCTGTAGTAAATAATATACATTCAAAAAGCTCAGATGGGGCTGGTATGTTATCGTCATCTCCAGAAGTCGATGGCTCAGTTCGAAGAATACCGTTAGTCATCTCAGTAGAGAATAAATTATATCCAAGTTTTGGAATGGAAGTTGTTCGTGTAATGGCTGATAAGAAATCTTATACAATGAAAGTAGAACAAACAGGTATTGAGAACATGAGAATACCACCATATGAACCTGTTGTTACTGATTATACAGGATCAATATATGTAGATTGGACTAATACTTTTGAGAGATATGAATATGGAGAACAAATACCTGACTTACAAGGTAAGACAGTTATTATTGGAGTAACAGCAGAAGGTATATCACCTCTAGTTACAACGCCAATGGGTCTTAAATATCCACATGATATTCAAGCATCAGTAATTCATACTCTTACAGGTGGTAAACAGATTAGTAGGCCTCAATGGGCTCAGCTGGGTGAGGTAAGTCTAGTGTTTGTTTTGGGATTGATAATTCTTTTATCTGTTTATTATCTTCCGATATGGTTATCGGGTTTGATTTTCGGTGGTGTTGTATCCGGCGCCGGCTTCTTTGCTCTCCACGCCTTTTCATCATACGGTTTCTTGTTTGATTTTTCATACGCCCTTATATGCTGTGTATTGGTATTTAGTCATTCTAGCTTTAACAACTTCTATATTCAGTTTAAACTTAAACAACAAATTAAAGGTCAGTTTGGAACTTACTTATCACCAGATATGGTAGATATGTTAGTTAAAGATCCTTCGTTAATGCGATTAGGTGGTGACAGGAAAGAAATGACATTCCTCTTTATGGACATATGCGGGTTTACTCCAATAAGCGAGCACTATAAAGAAAATGATGATCCAGAAGGATTAGTTGATTTAGTTAATGAATTTCTTGATGCTATGACAACTATAATACTAAATAATGGTGGAACGATAGATAAGTACATGGGCGACTGCATAATGGCATTTTGGAATGCTCCATTACCATGTGATAATCATGCTGAAATGGCAGTCAAGTCAGCAATAGAAATAGAGGAAAAAACACTTGAACTTAAAAGAATCTACAAAAGCAGGAATCTTCCTGACATTAATGTTGGTACTGGTATTAACACCGGGACTTGCATTGTTGGTAACATGGGTAGTAAATCCAGATTTGACTATTCGGTTATTGGAGATGCAGTCAACTTGGCCGCTAGGTTAGAAGCCACTGCTGCTCGACATGAGTATGTAGATTATAAGACTATTATATCATCTTTTACTAAAGAACAACTGCCTAAAGAGTATGCGTGTCATAATATAGGAACTATTAAAGTTAAAGGTAAAGATGAACCGATAGAGATTTATTCTCCTAAGCTGTAGCTACTTTTTTCTCCTTTTTAGGTACTACTCCAGCCGCTTTACATACCTTATGCATTCTTCCTGATTTCATGAGTTTATGTAACTTTTTTGATTTTTTGCGTAAATAATGTGTCATAGATGTATTTATACCAGTTGTCACCAAATTGTCATAAAAATGTCATAAAAATATCATAAAAACAGTTGTTCACGCAGGTACACTTTTGATATACTACTAATAATGAAACAAAAGGTGATCACCACTTGAACAGTAAAGAGAGAGCGGCAGTATTGAGACACAACAAACGACAACTTTTTATCAATAACTTAATATGGAAAAAACGCAGTATTAAGACAGCAATAAGACTTTTCTTTAAGTCAAATGGATCATTCTCAACAGGACAACTATAATGACAGAACTCAAATGGCATCGAACAATGGACCTTCTTTCTTGGTATATTCTTTTCAATCTACATGGTGATGATATCATTGTTGAGGGAGAATTGGGAGAACGGGAAGGTTGGACTTCAATACCACTTGAAGACCCATATGGTCTTATGAAAAAATAGTTGAAACCGCAGGTACACTTTTGTTATACTATGTGTATAGAATGAAAAATAAAGAGGTAAAAATGAAAAATTTGATAAAATCAATAAATGCTATAGACAACATGACTGATTTAAATGTTGTTATAGATGTGATTAAATCAAAACAAAAATCACTTAGAGCGTCAAGAGCAGCTGTCTTGAAAACTACTTTCTCAGTTGGTGATAATGTTCTAATTGATGGTAGAAAAGGACCTATGAAAGGAGTGATCACTAAAATAAACAGAACAAGAGCTATTTGTTCAATTGGTGCGGCTGGAATGTCATATTCTGTTCCATTTTCAATTATGAAGGTGGCGTAATGAGCTCCAATGCTAATGAAGTAATTCAAGAGAACATTCTAATGAGTGTTCTTGATATGGATGAAAGTGATATCATAGAAGAATTAGGTGCTGATTTAGTCAAGTCAAAAGGTCTAGAAAATTATGATCTGTTAGTTGACGAATTAGTACAAAAAAGATTTGAAGAACACCCAGACGGATACGCATAAGGAATGAGTTCAATAATGCAAAATCAAGAAAGATTTAAAGCAGACAATCCTGATATCTATATCTTTTTACGAGATAACCAAGAACTGTTTAAATCAAATAGTTTTTTAAATGATATGTGGAGACAGATTTCTAATAAGGGTCAGTTATCAGCAGGTCAGTTAACAGGAGTTCAAAACTCTATGAACTATCTTCAAAAGAAATTAAACCTTGATTCGCTTAAAGAGAAGCATAAAGATGATGAGCCTACAGGTTCTTTTCTTGGTGTAGAACGAAAAAGATATGATATGACATTAAAGTTCTTAGCTGCTAAACAGACTAAAAGAGGATTTTATGTTCTTGAGTTTACAGATAGAGAAGGTAGAGAAATACTCGCATTCTCAAATACAAGTCTTATTAGGACAGATGATAATAATACATTAACATTTGGTGATTGCTTCACTTGTAGAGCGACAGTCAACAGACACACGACAAATAATTTTGATCCAACTAAAAAGGTCAAACAAACAGTTTTAAACAGAATTAAATATAATAAATTCTTAGGGAGAAAAGATGCTAAGGAAGTATGAACCTATACGAATGGGTATAGATATAAAGAGAGAGTCTTTAACTAGACGAATATTCTTTCTCAGGAGAGCTATGGAAAGAGCTCAAAATCCTGATATGATTAAAATGTGGGAGTCTAAAAAAGACGAACTCATGAAAAAGTATTTAGAACAGAAGTAATAACTGTTATAAATATAATTGATCCGCCGAATTATTCGGGGATTTTTTATTAACCTTGCTTAAATATTAGGAGGTCAAAATGACTATAAATGAAGCAATATGGAGAGATTTATCTCCGTTCACAATCGGCTTTGACAATATGTTTTCACAATTGGACAGAGTTCGATCAATACCCCAAACCAATTATCCACCTTACAATATTCGTAAGGCAAGAGAGGAAGATTTATATCTTATCGAACTAGCAGTAGCTGGTTTTGGTGAAGATGATTTAACTATTACAGTTAAAGAAAATAATCTTACTATTGCCGGTGATCTTGGAGAGAAAGATAGTGGGTTTGTTCATCAAGGAATCTCACAAAGAAACTTCTCTAGAAATTTTGTTCTAGCAGATGATGTTGTGGTTAAAGGTTCCGATCTTTCAAATGGTATTCTTACCATTTATGCTGAAAGAATAGTTCCAGAAGAAAAGAAAGCTAGAACTATTGAGATTGGTAGTCTTAAAAAATCAGTTAAGAAACAATTCTTAGCTGAATAACTATGAGTATTGCTCGGGTGTTAAAAACTTGACACCTGAGCAAATGCTGTTATAATAGATATATGTTCGTAAAAATAATAAATTTTTTTAAAAATATATTTAAGAAAGATGTTATTGAAGACGAGCTGGAATATATTAATTATCGTGATTCATATATTTCTGAATTAAATAAATGTAATATTGAGGAAAAAACAAATGGGAATTTGGAATAAATTTGTAACTTTCTTAATTGGTGAACCTAACGGTGAAAGAGCGAGAGACAATAAAGGTAGATATGTCGCTGATGATAAATCTACTCCTGATGTAAATGAAGCTTATACTGATGGAAAAACACCAACAAAGAAAGCAACTAAGACTAAAACAACCACTACTAAGAAAAGAGGTAGAGGTAGGCCTAAGGGTTCTAAAAATAAATCTAAGAAATAGTGGCTAGTCTTTATCGTAAACCACTTAGACAAAGTAGAGGTTCTAAATGTAGTTCAATCGGAACAGGTGGTAGAGGTCGTAGAGTTAAAATATCTATGTCAACTATGAACAAGTCCAGGAAAGCTAGTCATAAGAATTATCGTGGCCAAGGAAGATAAAACTATAAATACTCATTATCCGTTATTTGATGAAGGACTATATACAGAAGTTGTTCATCAAAATGGTGAAAGAGCTATTAAAATCTTAGCAGGTAAGTATAAAGATATAATTTATCAGTATGGTAAAATAAATTTTATACCTCGAGAAGAAAGTGAAATACCTACTATAGATTTTGAAAGAGCTGTTCGATCCTGTCCAGAAGATTTAGTTGATACTATATCAGAAGATGAGGAATTTAATCAAATTATGGGTGAGATACTCATAGAACTGTTAGCCAATCAAGGGCTAGAGGAACTAGAAAATGGAATATAGTAAAGAGTTTAGAGTTAGACTCAGAAAAGAAATTATAGATGATGAAGGTCAAGTATTAAAAATATATTTAGATCATTTGGGATATCCAACTTGTGGAGTTGGACATTTAATTCTTGATAGTGATGAAGAACATGGAATGCCAGAGGGTACTCCTATCACACAAACAAGATCCGATGAACTATTATTTGTTGATTTAAATACTGTTCTCAATGAATGTGAAGATAGATTTCACAATAATTGGAGAGATTGGCCAGAAGAAGTTCGATTGATAATTGCTAACATGGCTTTTAATCTTGGATTAACTAGATTAACAAAATTCAAGAAAATGTTTGCCGCGTTGAATGAAGGTGATTACAAACAAGCGTCTATCGAGGGGTTAGATTCTCGCTGGGCTAAACAAGTTTATAATCGTGCGAATAGATTAATGAATCGTTTGCGTGATATAGATGTAACTGATAAATAAAGAAAAGGTATATTATGACATTAGATAAACAATTAAGAGAAGCTCTTAAATTAAGATATCAAGGTGAAATAGCTGCAGCTAAAACAAATATTCAAGTGTATATGAATCAATCAGTTGGTATAGGAGATCATCCTGATATCATCGGTGCTATTGATACACAATTGGATATATTAACAGCTGCCGAAGAAAAACTACGAGCTGTTCAAGATCATTTTGAACCAGTTAAAGTGTAGTTTGACTAGAATCAATATAATCCCTGTTGAAGAATTAACTGATCAACATTTGATCGCTGAGTATCGAGAGATATTCATGGTTGGTTCTGCTCTACAGCGCTCTATTAACTCTAAGAGCTGGAACCCAAAAAAGATTCCTGAAAAGTTTAGATTAGGAACAGGCCATGTAATGTTCTTTTATGATAAGGGGAGATATCTTTATAAAAGATATATTCAAATCAGAAAAGAAATGATTACAAGAGGGTTCAAACCTGACGATAATAGAGTATTTAAAAAACTACAATTCCCAAAAGATTATTATAACGATTGGGTGCCATCTAAAACTGATCAAGAGATCATTAGAAAACGAATTGAAGAAAGGATACAACAGAAACCAGAATGGTATAGACACTATGGCGTTTCTATTGTATAATATATATTATGCACTACTATACTAATGTAAAAAGATATAAAGACTTTATTCTAGTCAAAGGAGTAAAGAATGATGAAAAGTATATCAAGAGATTGAAATACGAACCTACTTTATATATTCCCTCAAATAAATCAACAGCCCATAAATCAATTGGAGGTGAATATCTTCAACCAAAGAAATTCAGTTCACCTAGTTCAGCTAGACATTGGAAGAAACAATACGATAATACAGGTATTGATATTCATGGTTTAGAACAATGGGAATACACTTATCTAACAGAAACTTTCCCAAGTGAAATTGATTTTGATATTAATAAAATAAACATACTTAATATTGATATTGAGTGTGAATGTGAAAATGGGTTTCCAGAACCAACAGAAGCCGAAGAAAGAGTTAACGCGATAACTATGAAACTCTTTGGACATAAAGAAACTCATGTTATAGGTACAGATAATTTCGATTATAAAACAGATGATCCGAATATCATTTATCATAGATGTCACCACGAGAAAGAACTATTAACAACATTCATGAAGGTGTGGGACGATTTAGAACCTGATGTTATTACTGGTTGGAATGTCGAAACTTTCGATATCGCTTATCTTGTTAATCGTATCTGGAAACTATTTGATTGGGATACAGTTAGAAAATTATCTCCACATGAGTTAGTAACATCTAGAGAATGGATGTATATGGGTCAAAAGAAAATGATATCATATAACATTGCTGGAGTCGCTATTCTAGATTATCTTGAAATGTATAAAAAGTTTACTTACATTACTAGAGAAACATATCGGTTAGATCATATAGCAGAAGTTGAATTGGGTAAAAAGAAAATTGATTACTCAGAGTTCGGAGCGATGCATTTATTCTATAGAAATGATTATCAAAAGTTCTTAGATTATAATGTTAGAGATACAGAACTAGTTGAAGAATTAGATAATAAGTTACAACTTATGGAGTTAGTTATAACAATGGCTTATCAAGCTAAGTGTAACTATGAAGATGTATTTGGTTCAGTTAGATATTGGGATTTAATTATTTATAACTTCTTAAAGAAAAGAGGAATGGTACCTCCACCTAAGAAGATGGCTCAAGACGGAAGAATTATCGGAGCTTATGTAAAAGAGCCTCAAGTAGGACAACATAAATGGGTTATGTCTTTTGATTTAAATAGTCTATATCCTCATTTGATTATGCAATATAATATGAGTCCAGACACTTATCAAAGAAAAATATTCGGTCAAGAAATTAATGTGAAAAAACTTCTAGAAGGTGAAGTTGATCTTAGTATGCTATCTAGTACGACAGTTACACCTAATGGCGCGTTGTTCAGGACAGATAAGCAAGGCTTTCTTCCTGAATTACTTGAAGAAATGTATGATCAGAGAGTTTTGTTTAAAAGAAAGATGATTCAATCTCAACAAGAACTTGAAAATACTCCTAAAGATAATTTAGTCAAAAGAAAAGAAATTGAATATGATATTGTCAAGAATCATAACAATCAGATGGTAAGAAAGATATCTCTTAATAGTTGTTATGGTGCTTTGGGTAATCAGTACTTTAGATACTTCAATAGACAAATAGCTGAAGGTATTACAACAGCGGGTCAATTAAGTATTAAGTGGGTTGAGAAAGCTGTTAATGATTTTATGAATAAGTTACTTGAGACTGATATAGATTATGTTGTCGCGATTGATACTGATTCAATTTATGTAACTTTTGAGAATTTGATTGATAGAGTAAATCCTAAAAATCCAGTAGAATTTCTAGATACAATAGCTAAAGAAAAGATTGAACCCATGATAAATGAATCATACGAACAATTATCATCTTATATGAATGCTTATCAAAATAAGATGGAAATGGGTAGAGAAGTAATAGCTGATAAAGGAATATGGACAGCGAAGAAAAGATATATTCTTAATGTTCATGATTCAGAGGGTGTAAGATTTAAAACACCTAAATTAAAAATGATGGGTATTGAGACAGCTAAGTCTTCAACACCAATGTGGTGTAGGAAGAAACTTGAAGAAGGTATTAGAACATTAATGACTGGAACAGAGTATGATGTATGGGCTTTTATTACTGATGCTAGAAATGAATTTAATAAATTACCGATAGAAGACATTTCTTTTCCTCGAGGTGTTCAGAATGTCAAGAAATATGCGAACGCCGCATCGATATATAATA